GGTAGTATTCGAGAACGCGAACGAGCTGATAGTGAAGCTCGAACGGTGCGAGAACATCGACCTCAGAAGACCGCTTTTGAAGGTCGGCAACGACATCGAAACGAAGGCAAAAGAGAACTGCAACGGGCGCTTTGCTGAGCCTACAGGCACACTGAAGCGGAGCATCCGCGCAGAGCTCGACGGCAACAGTGTCGAGGTCGGCACCAATCTGGAATACGCGGTCTACGTGGAACACGGCACGGGCATCCACGCATTCGATGGGAAGGGCAGGGCGGCAACGCCCGAGCATCCGATCCCGTGGACATATAGAGGCTCGGACGGCAAGTTCTACACGACATACGGCGTGAAGCCGAGGCCATTCCTCATCCCTGCATTCAACAGCAAGAAATACAACTTTTTGAAATACGTTAAGGAGGAATACGATGATAGATTTTGACCCGAGCATAGTGGAGGCGCTTTCCGTCATCCTTCCTACCTACTACGAGAACTTTATCACCGATGAGATCACACTGCCGTGCATCACGTTCGTGGAGAACAACAACAGCTCATACCTTGAAGGCGACACGCTGAGATACTCGCATCTCAACTACACCATCAAGCTGTGGATGGATGACAAGCGTCAGCAGTCATACCTTGCGGAGATCGACTCCACAATGAAGAGACTGGGCTTTGTCCGGAACTCAGCGAACGAGATAGCGAGCGGCAGGGTAATAGAAAAGATAATGGACTACGAAGCCATCGGCTTCGAGGAAGGAGAATAACAAATGGCAGGAACTCTCTCACAAGGCATCAAGCTGAGCTACAAGGCAGGCAGCTCCAGCTCCTACACAGATCTGACAAACCTGCAGGAGATCCCTGATATCGGCGGCAGCGCTGATTCCGTAGAAGTGACCACACTTGCGGATTCTGCGCACATGTACATCAATGGTCTTCTCGACTATGGTGACAGCCTCGACTTCACATTCCTGTACGAGAAGACACAGTTCAATACTCTGAACGGCCTGTCGGGATCCAACAGCTGGAAGGTAACTCTTCCGGGCACAGGCGGGGCTACTGCGACATTCGACGCGGAGCCGTCTGTAAGGCTGAACGGCGTAGGCGTTAACGACGCTATCACATATACGCTGTCGCTCAAGCCATCAAGCGCGATCACTTTCGCATAAGCATAAGGGCAGGGGAGGCAATAGCGCCTCCCCTTATTTGCAAGGAGGCACACTATGTTCACTGAATTCAAGGTCGGAGACCATACATACAAGTTAAGGCTGACAGTGCAGGGCATCGTAGCCCTCGAGAGATCGCTCGGCTTCTCGCCGCTTCAGATCTTCATGGAGATAGACAATGATGTCCTCCCGAAGATATCCGACATGGCGATCATACTGCATCAGATGCTTCAGGCTTATGAGCACGGCATCAGCCTTGACGACACATACGAGATCATCGGCGACTACATCGCGGACGGACACACCTATTGGGATCTCGTGCCTGTCTTCATTGAGGCGTTCCAGGAAGCGGGATTCCTGGAGAAAGAAGCCGGTGAGCGAAAAAACTAAATGAAGAGGGACAGGACAAGTCCCTCACAGAAATCATCATGGACTGGCGTGCGGAAAGCCTCAAGAACGGCATCGCAGAGCGCGACTTTTGGGACATGACGCTCGGCGAGGTCATAAGGGCAAGCGAGGCGCACACGGCGCAGCTCAAAGAGCGTGCCCGGTTCGACTTCCTTCAGGCGCTCTCCATCGGGCTCTTCTTCGGCTCTGCCATAAGCGGAAAGAACGTGCCGAAGATAGAGGACATCTATCCTGAATTCTTCGGGAGCGAGGAAGCCGAGGAGGCGCGGAAGAAAGCGGAAGAAGAAGAGCGAATGAGCAGATCCGCAGCCAACTTCATGAACTTCGCAACCGCATTCAACAAGAGGTTTGAACAGAATGGCGACAGAACAACTGAAAGTGAAAATAACGGCTGATGCCTCCCAGGCAAAGGCTGAAATAGGAAAATTCAAAAACCAGCTGAAGCAGACGACAAGCGAGGCATCGACCTCGACATCGAAGTTCAGTGCGCTGAAGACCACGCTGAACGGCGTCCAGGACTCCGCAAAGGGAAGCATCGCATCGATGTCAGGCCTGTCTTCATCGCTCGGCGGCGTATCTGTGGCCGTCGGTGCGCTTATCGCAGGGCTGAGGCTTGCGAAGAAGTACATCGAGGCGGTCATACAGGCGGCTGCCGTAGGCGACAAGATCAAGGACGAATCGCAGAAGGTCTTCCTGAGCACGACGGCATACCAGGAATGGGGCTATGTGCTTCATCAGAACGGCGTTGAACTCTCCGCGCTCAAGGTGGCGATGCGCCAGTTCTCACAGCGTGTCGCTTCAGGCGATGCAGCGCTGAAGAAGTACGGCATCACGGCATCGAACATCGACGAGGCGTTCGAGCAGGCCGTCTTTGCGATACAGCGCCTTGAGACGGAGACGGAGAAGGTAGCGGCCGCCACTGAACTCTTCGGCGCCAGAGCGCTCGAACTCTTCCCGGTACTCAATCAGACCAACGCCGAAACGCAGGGGCTGATGGATACATACAGAGCGATGGGTGCGACACTGTCGAACGAATTCGTAGCGGCAAGCGACACCTGCTCTGATTCGATACTCCAGCTCAAGATGGCTATGGCGGGCTTCGGACAGCTCCAGGCGCGTCAGGTCATCCCGATCATCACGAAGGTCGTGCAGTGGCTGACACTGCTGATCGCGAAGGTCCGCATGGTCATCGCATTCATCACGGGCGTCAAGGAGACCTTCGGCGGAAATGGCAATACTAAGACATCCCTGCCGAAGACTACCGGAAGCGTAGCCACAAATACGGGCAACACAGCCAAAAACCTCGGCAAGGCAGTCAAGCACGCCAAACAGCTGCGCCGTACCCTGATGGGCATTGACGAACTCACCAAACTCATCGAGAAGTCGACATCATCCGCATCAAGCGGAAGCGGCGGAGGCGGAGGAGGCGGAGTCAGCGTCGGAGGCATATCCGATGAGGACATCTCCGGCTACACTACCCTCGCGGACATCATGGACAGCGACCTGCTCAAGAAGCTGGAAGAGTTCAGGGATAAGCTGGAGAACTCCAAAATACTGCAGTGGATCACCACTATGCGTGAGAAGTGGCAGGAGTTCTGCGACCTTTGGAGGGACTGGCTCAGCACAGGCTGGGAGAACATCCAAGGCTTCTTTGAGAATCTCGGCACAAACATGGGCGATATCCGCGACAAGGCGAAAGAGGCGTGGAATCTATTCAAGGAGAATGTCGAGGCGAAGATAGGTGTCAAGATCCCGTCCTGGGATGACATCAAGACCGCCTGGAACAAGCTCATCGGCAACTTCCAGGGCAAGGGCGCGAGCATATCCGTCAAGATACCTACATGGGACAGCCTGAAGAAGAAATGGGAAAAACTGAAGAGCAAGTTCAAAGGCAAGACGGTCAGCATCGGGCTCAAGTTCTCAGCTGCTGCATCTGACCTTAAGAGCTGGGTGAACAAGAACATCATCGACAAGGTCAACGCACAGTTCAAGAAGGTCCCTATCCTCAAGAACCACCTCATCCCGAAGCTGGCTTCCGGCGGTATCCTGACAACACCTACAACGGCACTCCTCGGTGAGTATCCGGGTGCTCGTCAGAACCCAGAGATCGCGACACCGCAGTCCCTGATGTATGACACCATACAGAAGGCGAACGGCGACCTCGTGAACGCGTTCGCATCGATGACGCGTCAGGTGATAGCGGCCATCGAGAGCAAGGACATGACCGTACAGATAGGTGATGAGCAGGTCGCGAGATCCGCACAGCGCGGTAACACGGCATACTACAACAGGACCGGCAAGGCACTGCTGACGATATAGGAGGGCATCAATGGCACTGACAAGCAAAGGCAACTTCAAGATAGGCTCGACGGAATACAAGCCGAAGAGCCTCAAGGTGACATATGACTCGCTCGCCACATCGAAGAGCGGGCGAAGCGATGACGGCACTATGGTCATCACGTGGGTGAGGCAGAACATCAGAAAGGTCGAGGTAGTGATGCCTCCGATGAAGATGGCGCAGCTCTCCGCTCTCCTGACTGCCGTCTCCGGTAAGAAGTACAATATGACATTCCACGACCCGCGCACGAATTCAGAAGTCACCGTACAGATGTACACATCGAACGCTACGGGCGAATGCTACAGCGGCGTTCTGTACAACGGACTGTATCAGGGCGTGGAGTTCCATGCGATAGAGGTGTAACCAATGGCAAACACACTAACATTTGCGAACCTGACGCTGACAGACGCGAACATCTTCGGTGGGATCAACTACACAGTCGACCTCAATGCCGGCGATGAATTCAGCATCGGGAACACTGCATCGGCGTGCGTGACATTCACCACGGACACGCAGGTGCCTAAATACTCCAAGGACAGCACGAACGGCGTCTTCGTATGGAACATTGACGGCACGAACAAAGGCCGCTTCTACATCACCGAGGTGACAAAGAACAACGGCATGTACACCGTCACCGCATACGATGCGATGTATCTGACCGAGAAGAATATATCCAATCTTTCACTTACTCTCCCTATCACTGTGTCGGCCTGTGCATCCGCTATAGCGACATATATCGGATGCACTATCTCCGGCACTGTCAAGAACGGCACCCTGACGGCGGCATCTCTCGATGAGGACATGACCATCAGGGAGCTGCTCGGAAGGGTGGCAGAGGCGAGCGGGTGCTCGGTCAAGATAGACGGATCTGATCACCTGTGCTTCATGTATTACGCCGACAGCGGCATAACGGTCACGGCATCAGAGTACATAGAGCTCGAGGTCGCGGACTACACGTGTGCGGCCATCGATAACGTGACCATCTACAACATGGAGGGCGAGGTCCAGGCATCTGCCGGCTCCGGCACGAACAGCCTCTTCATCGGTCAAAATCCGTTCCTGGAGAATGCGACAAGCACGAACGCCACAAACATCTATAACGCGGTCAAGGACTTCGCATACGCGCCTCTGACCTGCTCGATGTTTGAGGAAAACGGACTCGAGGTCGGAACGATAGCGACATTCGGCACTACGCCGACGCTTGTGATGCACCTTGAATCGGGCGAAGGCGGCGCTGTGGTGTCCTCTGTCGGCTCGGACACAAGAGCTGAATACAACAAGGACATAATGACTACGATCAACGAGACACGCGAGATCGCGGTCTCCGCGCAGTCTCAGGCATCAGCGGCGGCAACTGCTGCGGCTGCAGCAACAACTGCGGCAGGGCAGGCACAGTCAGCTGCATCCTCTGCTCAGACACAGGCTTCTGCGGCGGCATCTGCCGCTTCAGCTGCTCAGTCACAGGCCTCTGCTGCCGCAAGTGCCGCATCATCTGCATCTTCTGCAGCAAGTGCTGCGCAGACATCGGCGAACAAGGCACAGGCTTCAGCTGACAATGCCGGCGAATATGCTGCGCGTGCGCTCGGTAATCTGTCATCCGTCCAGAGCGTAGCGGAGACGCTTGCATGGGTGACACAGCACGGCACGATGACGCTGACCACTGACACAGCGCCCGACCCTTCACATGTGTATTTCGTAGTGGATGCTAACGGCGACTATGTGGTCGGCGGCACGCACTACAGTGTAGTGGCTGAGCCTGTAACATCTGCGATGTCGACATATTACGAGCTTGGCATTGACGAGTCACTGAACAACTATGTGGCTACTCACTTGGCTGTTGACTCGGAGGGGCTCTGGATACTACCTGACTCAGGCGGGAACAGAGTGCTGATAGCAACAGGCAACGGCACAGGCTACCCTGTAGCGGGCACATATATCATCGGCAAGGTCAACGGCAACGATACACTGTTTGCAAAATTTACCGCAGGTGGTGCAACGATACAGGCGGAGAACGGCACACAAATAGCACACCTTGGCTATGGTCTTGGCAACGCAGAGGGTGGAAGCACTGCTACAACTCCATACTATACGCTTGGTACAAGGGCAAGTGGCGGTATCGGGAATTATTCTGTGGCAGAAGGGGTAAACACAAGAGCAGAAGCGATAGGGTCGCATACCGAAGGCAACCGCACGATAGCACAGGGGTATTATTCTCACGCAGAAGGGATTCGAACATTCATAGCGGGGCGAGGTAGTGGCGCACACGCAGAAGGAATCGATTGTAGAGCAATAGGCGAAGCATCGCACGCAGAAGGCGACACGTGCAAAGCATATGGCGGTTCATCGCACGCAGAAGGTACTAATTGCATATGCGGTGATGACATATATGAACTTGGGGGCGATGACGCACACGCAGAAGGCTTGTTTACTGTAGCGAAAGGCGATAACTCACACGCACAAAATAGTCACACCATCGCTTCAAAAGATAGCCAAACTGCAATCGGAAAATACAACATCGAGGACACAGCCACAGCGGTAGCAGACCAAAAGGCATTTATCATTGGCAACGGCACATCGGACTCTGCCCGAAGCAACGCCCTCGCGGTCAAGTGGGATGGCAACGTACACATCGACCTTGCAGGGTACGCTACTACCGATGACATCGACAAGGACATCTATGACGCACTTGTGTCACTTGGTTGGGATAGTGAGGTGACGGAATGACATTGAAACTGAAAGAACTGATAGCAAAGATACTGACATCGCTGATATGGACTGTGGAATCGGTGACACTACCTGTGTCATTCTCGAATCAGCGGTATAAATCTTTCACAAAAGACATATCCAAAACTGGGTATGTGCCAGTTGGCATCGTGGGATGGAATACGCAATCCGTTGACTGGATGATGAGCCAGTGTTTCATCAGTGGGAACACCCTGCACATATACGTATTCCGCAACGCATCGGTAACGGTATCGGTCACATTTACGTTCCAAATCCTTTATCGCAAGGTGGGGGGGTAGTACGTAAATTCCTTAAAGCCTTGAAACCACTCACTTCCGAGAGGGGGTGGGCGGCATGACATTCAAGATGAAGGAATGGATCGCGAAGGTGTCGAACGCCATCCAGTCGCTCACGGCGAGGCAGAACATCAAGATGGCGACAGGCTACATAGACTGTGGCACGATCAGTGCAAACTCTTATAAAGATGTTACTTTTAACTATTCCAGTGCGGACTTTGGCAGCTACCCAACTGTACTGGCAACACTTAATTCAAGTGGTACTGCGGCAAACATCGGATCTGTATGTGTGGCTGTGGCGTCGTACAATGCGACAACGGCAACAATCAGAGTATTTAACAACCGAAGTTCCACGATTCACCCTTATGTGATATGTGCGGCTTTCAAATAGGAGTAAACGAATGAAACTATCAAACAGAACATACGACATTCTCAAGTGGATCGCCCTCGTGGTCATTCCCGCATCAGCGACACTCGTCCTGACTGTGGGGAAGATCTGGGGACTCCCTTATTATGACAACATCGGAGCGACCATATCCGCAGTCGGACTCTTTATCGCTGCGGTCATCGGCGTATCGAGTAAGGACTTCTACCAGCTGGAGCCGATGGACGTGTCCGAACTGGACTATCTCGAGGACGGTGAGGACGATGAACAAGACTAAATTCATGCAGACCGATTCTCGGTGGGGCGGTCTCGGATACCCGAAGAAGCCGTACTACATCAGGAACTGCGGGTGTGGTGAGGTCAGCATCGCTAACATCTTGATCGAGATGGAGGCGTACAAGAACATCACGCCGGCAACCATTCAGCCGTACTGCAAACAGTTCGCAGATCCGAAAGGTAACGGCACCTATTGGAGCGGGATCCCGGCTATGATGAAGCATTACGGCTTAACTGAAGTACAGGAACACCAAACAATGAAGCCACTCTGGACAGAGCTCGCAAAGGGCAGCAGGGTGGCTGTTTATTTGATGGGATCTCGCAGAGGCGGGAGCAAGGGCGTTCATTGGACAAGCGGAGGACACTTCGTTTGCTCTGTGGCGTACAAATATGAGAAGGGCAAGCACTGGATCTATGTGAAGGACTCCTACTCGAACAGTTCGCTCCGGAACGGCTGGATCTCATACGAGGACAATATGAAGGGCGACGTCCTGAAGGTGTGGTCGGGAAAGCTCAAGACCACAAACAAGGCGAAGACCGAGTCCAAGCCGTACACACCGAGCACACCGTACACGGGCGGTCTTCCACAGTACACAGTGAAGAAAGGCACAAAGGGAACGGACGTGAAACACGTCCAGAAGTTCCTCAACTGGTGCATCAAGGCGGGACTCGATGTTGACGGATACTGCGGAGGGCTGACTGACAAGGCGATCCGCAAATACCAAAAGCAGTACGGACTGAAGGTCGACGGGATCTTCGGAAGCCAGAGCAAGAAGAAAGCCGAGGCGATAATCAAGGCTCACGCTCCAGTACCGGCACCGAAGCCGACACCGACACCAGCGAAGACAGATCCGCTCAAGCTCTGGTACGATGCGATGCGTATGCAGTTCAATTGGAGCAAGAATCAGAAGTACCACTTCAACGACCATCCGACCATCGAGAACAGCAGGAAGGAAGGCACCTGCATAACCTTCCCTGCTGTAAGCCTCCAGAGGCTCGGAATGATACCGAAGGGCGAGTATTTCTATTTCCATCCGGATCACAAGCGCATCAGCGGTCCTGCTGCGGACTATGTGAAGAAGCACAAGGAACTGTATGCGCTTTCATATCCGAATAAGACACTTAAGCAGCTCCGCAAGGAAGGCAAGGTCAAGAAGGGCGACATTGTAGGCTTCGGCAACCCAGGCTACCACACGATGGTATATATGGGCACGGACAAGGACGGCAACTCGATATTCAATACTATGGGCCATAAGCGCGGGCTGTCAGTGAACTATTCATCGTATGCCAAGCGCAAGGTCAATATGCTTGTAAGAATCAAAAAGATAAAGTGAGGTAAGGACAATGGATACAACTGCAACGATTATAGTGGCGATATTAGCCAGCAACGGACTCTTTGCTCTGCTCCAGTACCTTATCACTCGCCACGACTCAAAGAAGAATGTCAAAGGCAAACTTGCCGTACTCGAGAAGGACGTGCTCCGCACTCAGCTCCTGCTCCTTCTGCTTTTAAAGCCGGAGGAGACGCAGGAGATCCTGACTCTGGGTGAGCACTACTTCCACGTGCTACACGGCAACTGGTATATGACATCTATGTTCAACAAATGGCTGATAGATAAAAAAATAGCCGAGCCGGAATGGTTCGGACAGGATTAAGGCTCCTAAGGGAGAAAGCCTCCTTTCTACTTATACTACGCAAAAGACCGGGGTTTTTTATTTGTTTTTTCCCCCGGTCTTTTTGCGTGTCTGAAAAATGTGTACCACACGATGTACCACACCAAATGGGTCAAATTAGGTCAAATTACGCCATTAGAAGCGTTCCTGACTAAAAATAAAAATCACCGCAATCCGTTGGAATTGCAGTGTTTTCGAGTGGTGGATGATCAGGGGTTCGAACCCTGGACACCCTGATTAAGAGATAGAGGCTGTTTAGCCTCAACCTATTGATGTTTCAACGTCTTCTGAATCCTGTACCACACTTTGTACCACATAGGCGTTTATCAGATCCGCTGCATTTTTGAACGCATCCTCGCTTTTGTGAGTGTAGATCTGCGCTGTTACGGCTATGGAAGAGTGGCCCATCAGTTCCTTTGCTACGTTGATCGGGACACCTGCAGCTTGAAGGTCGGTGCAGTATGTGTGCCTGTAGCAGTATAGTGTCAGGTCATCGCCTACCGCATATGGAGGCATCACCTGATTGCGGAACACACGGCACCCGGCTTCAATGTTCATATCGCGCTTGAAGCTCCGGAACATCGCTTTCATCGATGAGGCCGTGTACTGCTCGTTCTGCGAATTAGTGCATACCAGCATCGATGTTCTCGGCCTTGTTCTCAGCCAATCAGCGAGATCCCACGGAAGAGGTACATCACGATAGCCGGCGCTCGTTTTAGGCAGGGCAACAGTGCCGTCTGCCTTCAGGGCGCGTCTCACGTGGATGGCCTGCTCCTTGAAGTCGATGTCACGCCAAGTGAGCGCAGCGACCTCGCCAGGGCGAAGACCACTATATAGCATTATCAATATGAACGTGCCGCCTCGGTGCTCTTTTGCGACTTTTAGCGTTAGTTTCCGCTCTTGTGGAGTGATTGCCCGCCTTTGCTTCTTTCCTCGCCCAGAAGGCTTTTTTAGAGCTTCTGCGGGGTCTTGAGCAACGAGGTTGTTGCGGTATGCTTCACGGAATATCTGCCGAATGACATCATAGATCTTGCTGACATAACTGTCAGAATATCCGGTCGTTTTCGACAGGATCTTCTTCAGGTGCACAGGCTTCACACTCTTGACTCGCATCCCTCCAAGGTCCGGAACGATGAAATTGTTCACGATGCCTTCTAGGTCCTTGTAGTGCCTCGGATTCACCTCGGGCTTCTTGTAGATCTCGAGCCATTCCTTTGCCCATCTCCCGACAGACATGTTCTTTGTGATGCCGACTTTGCCGTCTTCCAGATCTCGGCGAAGCAGTTCACGCTTTGCCTCGGCCTCTGCTTCGGTCTTCCCTGTCACATAATAGCGGACACCCTCATATATTAGCGTCCTCTGTACATATCCTTTTCTTGCCATTATTCTATGCCTTCGATATCCATATAGTATCCAAGCGAATCTATCGATTTGATTTGTCCCTTGACTGTGATGGTATCACCTATGACCAGAGTCTTGACCTTGTCCAGGACTTCGGTCGTTTCAATATCACACATCATGTCATACGTGCTCCCGGAGATTTTTATGTATTCGCCGTTTGCATCGATGTATGAGAGCTCGCCTGTAACTGCAACAAAGGCATCTACATAGGTGTCTTCAGCTGCCAACTGATTCGCCAGGAGGGCATCATACAGGTCGTCAACGGTTACTTCCATATATTCCGTCTCGGCTATTTCTTCGGGAGATCTTACATCCGGCTTGCCCAGCTCTCCGAGTAACGTGCCGATGAGCATGATCAGAAAAAGCCCGCCGACAATCATTAGGACAATGAACCACCACCGCGAAGAAAGTGGCTTCTTGTATTTCCGTCCGCAATAAGGGCAGACATTCAGATTGCCAGGGAACACTGCCCCACAATGCGAGCAACGTTTTGCATTAGCCATTTGTTTCTCCTATCCTACGTGCTTGAGCCATTCTATCGTATCCGGTGAGCAGTCAAGGCCGAAGTCAGCGTCGCCTATGTGATCCAGTTCGTGGCGATACGTTTCGAGCTGCTGCTCCCACGATAGCCGACTGTTCAATACTATTGTATAGCATTCCTCTTCATCAAAAGTCCTGACCGTCATCCCCTTGATATGTTCGGGGAGGTCCGCCAAGATCACATTCATACGCATCACCTCCTGATGCGAGCATTTTATTCTCCGAGCCGTCCTAATTATTGGACAGTTTATTCAATATACTTGCTACAGCCTCGATGTCTTCCTTCGTAGCCTTCCTGGAAGCGTC